TTCCTGCTCCATGACGTATGTGATGAATGTGTGGTGGAGAATAACCATAACCCAAATTGTGACACACAATACAGCCAAGTTCAGACAGTTTAGCATAGTAAGCCTTTTCCTGTTTCTTAGACAAAATACTCACCATTCATTGTAGATTGAAATCCGCCATGATAATCACGCTTGTAGTTTAAGGCCCAGCGTTCTGTAGCTGCTCTATTGTAAACCTTAACAACATCTGCGCTGATACGGCCTTCAAAAATTGCATCTCGTAACTCTTTATGTAAATCGGGATAAACTACTTTGTCAAAATAATCACGCTGTGGGTCTTTAGACTGCGTGTAAGATTTAGGCCATTTGTATTTGTCAATGTTGGCTGCTGCATAAACTTTAACCAATCGAATCCTTTTAGCCTTTGTCACAGTTGCAAATCCGCTTCGTTCAAGCCATACAAGATAATCCCATGCTGATATCTCAGTCATAAACATAGCTTTGGCAAGTTCTTCTACGCTTTTAGGGCCATCAATAATATGCTGAAAAGCTATTGCATGGTTAAAAGCTTGGACTTCTTTAATCTTTTTGTTGTGTGAGTTTTCTTTTCTCATAATTTTATCTCCGTTAATCCTGTAAGTAAATTCCATGCTTGGCAGCGTATCGCTCTACTCGTTCCATGAAGTTGTTAAGTTCTTCTATCGTTAAATCGGCAGTACCACGCAAACTATAAATCACTTTTCCATTACTTGCAACTGTTTCGTTGTAACCTAGCCATCTATCTTTCATCACGGTTTTCCACCACATAGCATGATGCAATAATTTATCATCTGCTACGACTTTTCTTGAAATAGCGTCAAACAATAAGTGAAGCCTGTTATTTTGTGGCAGACTTCTTCTTGGCACTTGATTGCACGTTGGGCATTTTAATATTGACATGAGGTGTTATCTCCTTATAAAGCACATCTTCGTAACGCAATAACCACTTTTTGCTTTTATGTATCTTACCATCGACTGTAGTTACTTTCCACTCAGCATCACCAAACTGTTTATAAAATTCTGTGTCTTCAAAGTTCATAGCAAGCATTCCTCGTAGTTATCCCAATCTATAACATATTTAGGCTCTACAATTTCAATAGTGCCTTCAGCAGGATGGTCAAAGTATCTGATAGGCTGGCCTTCTTCATCTAGTAATACCCACTTCATTATATGCCCTTAAAGTTAATCTGCCAAACTCTTTCGTGCTGGCTTCCCTTGTAACGCATAGAAGGCGCATCAAACCATAATGCAACTTCACCTTCCCATTCGCCATGACGCTGTTTATCACATATCAACAAACAATCAGGTGCGTTTAAATCGTCATCTTTAGCTCTACCACTACGCACTAGCTTTTCTTTTTTCTTATTACGCCATACAGTCATTACATTGTCAACTTGATTCGTAATATCAGCAGAGCCAGCCACATCCATCTTATTTGGAGGGCTAAACTCATCCTCACCTTTACGACTATGAGCAATTAAATGAACGTGAACATTCAAATCTCTAGCTGCTGCACAAAGTTTATCTAAAAACTCTTTCTGTGCGTTCATATCGTCTGACCTAACACCGCACTTCATCAAGCTATCAATCACAAAGTGTTGAACACCTAGCGTTTCAGCAACATAATACAAAACGGCAATAACTCTTTCACCGTTTACAGTCCCCTGCTGGTCATACATCCATAACTTGCCATCAAGAAAACTAAAGTAATCGCCAATAAACTGCTCTGTAGGCTTTTCAGTTCCTGTAGCTTGCCTGGTCATACGTTGAAGTGTTGAGTAAGGGTGCATCTCAAAAGAAGCCACACACACCTTTACATTTTGTTGCACGATAGAGTTAATCACTTGGCCCACAAGCTGGCTTTTACCATGCCCATTAATTCCAGACCAAAGGCTTACCTCCCCTAATCTCATCCGAAACTGCTCAAACGTCTTATCCCACGGTAACTTAACGCCTTGCATCTGCTCGTCTTTATAAAAATAATCTATAACTTCTTCTTGATATTGCGATGCAGATTTAACATTAGCCTTATCTTCTTCTCTAGCCTTCATAAAGCCTTCAAAGTCTATCTTAGGTAACATCATGCCAGCTCGTTTTTGCCTTGCCTCATCTAGTGCCAAAGCACCACGCTCTAAATTACTCATAATCAATCGCCTCTCTAATTCTTTCGTAAGCCAACTCTAAACGCTTCATATCAATTTCGTCAAGCGGTTTGTTGCGCCTTAATTCATAAGCAGCCATCAATACTAACTGCGACTCAAATTTAATAGCTGCAAGAATGTCAGTAGCGTAAAACTTCTTTCTTACAGGTGCTTTATGATGCACAGGCTCAGGAGGAAACAAATCGCCAATATCAATTCCAATAGTGTTTACAATGTCAGATGCGCTACACCCAGCAAAGCAATGCAACAAAATATGTCCATCGTGTTCTTCTTTAATAGAAAGGCTAGGGCTTCTGTCATCGTGAGCTGGGCAACAAGCTAGGTAAGTATTGCGCCCTGTAGATTTAACTTTGCTTAAGCGACTTAATAGATTGTTAATCATATAGCACCTGCAAACATATCATCTTTATCAACAGATTTTAAATCTACCCAAGAAGCCTCAAATCCAGTCCAACCACGTTCACAACATTTAATAATTGCTTGCTCTGCAGTCCATCCTATTTTGTCAGCTTCTTTAATTACAGAATTAAAAACTCTTTCAGTAACAGGTTTTCTTTTGCGAACAATTAACCATTCTTTTAATAAATCCGAAGGAATAGGTGGAACAAATATCTGTCTCTTCTCTGTCTCTGTCTCTGTCTCTGGGATAGCATCTTGCAAGCTAGCTGATAGCATAGTGCTAGCATCAATAAAGAACCCATGTTCTATCAAAGGCTTGAGCCCAGAAGTTAATTCTTTTTCTGTAAATCTTAAACGGAATTCAAGCTGGTCAAAATCAGCATCAAAAATACCATCAATGGACTCCGATGCAAGCAACCATAAAAGAGGTGCTAGTGCTTTGCTAGCAGTTGGCAAGCGCATAAAAGTTTTATCAATCAATAAATCTCTATGCAATTTAATCCAAGGTGGATTGCGGTCTTTATAATGTTGGAACTTAGTCCAATTCTTAGGAATTAATTTCATTCGTTTAGTCCAAAAAAAAGCCACTAGACAAAACCCTCCAGCTTTTTAGGGCTGGTTGCAGGACTTCCGAGTAGGAAGCAGGGCTTTGACTAATGGCTACTCTAAATAATCGCCTGCAAGCGACATACGAACTTTCATTCGTTATCGTAATACTACCACATTTCGCGTCAAAAGTCAAGACATATCTCTACATCTAAACTAATGGTTTACATTAACGCATAAAAATAAACTAATGCCTAATTAATTTTACTTATCAACTTTGCATAATCAATTTAAAAATAAATGCAAATAAATGTTGACACAGTTCCAATCTCGGAATAATATACACACATCAACAACGCAAACGGAGATACAAAATGTTAGATGACTTAGCAATATTATGTTTTGGCGGTGCAGCAGTTATGGCACTTTTTGTAATAGCTGGAGTATTAGCTGAATATTTTGATTGGAAATAACATGAGCGATTATTACGAATATTACTTTAACAACCCACATGAAAGAGATGAAGATATGCCAAGCAACATGGAATGGTTAGAAGATGAAATTTTAGACGCAGCTAATGACGGCACTTTTGTTTACGACTTGTTAGCTGACCAATATGTAGATTTTGATGTAACTACAACTACACTACGTGCAATGTTTAAATCATATTGCAATCGTATGAACGCTACTAAGCAATCTGATAAAGATGATGCTGATAAAGATTTACTAATATTTACTAAAGGTCTGATGGCTGCAATGTACGAAGCAGCTACAGAAATTATTATTGAAAGGAGCGAGTAATGTGCCAGGCAATGTTTGAAGCGCAAGTTATGTCAGAGTTACAGATTTTAGAGATTGAAAAAGATACATACATAGGCTGCGTTTATTGTGGCGAGCCTAAAGGTGATAGTTTAAGTTGTTGTGATGAAAATCACTTTGCAGAGATGGAAGAATGATGTATAATTCCAATCTTGGAACGGAGGTTAAATGTTTACAGTAGAAGAAATAGCAGCACAGATGGGCAAATCAGGTAGGTGGGTTAGATATTTATGCAACAACGGTAAATTAAACGCAGTTAAACACGGAAATGTTTGGATAATTTTGGAGGCATGGAAATGATTACACATTTGAATTTAGAAGATGGCGTTACGTTAGAAGTAGAGTTTGATTATGAAGAACCTGGTTACGCTTACTTTGGTGACTTAGAAGCATTGACAGAGCCAGTAGCAAGAGCCAAAAAAGCAATGTTTTTAGGTATTGATGTATTGCCATTGATTAAAGCATTAGGCTTGTCTAATGAGCTTAATTTAATTATCGTTGCCAATATGGGAGCGTTAGAATGAACTACTCTGAAATCAGAAAGGTAAACGTAAATGAACACATCGAGCAAAAAAACGGACTCAACTACCTCTCTTGGGCATGGGCTGTCGACCAGCTACTTCAACTCGATTCTACGGCTACATGGTCATACGGTGAGCCAGTCAAGTTCGGTGAAACCCTCATGGTGTTCTGTACAGTTGAAGCC